ATTCATCTTATATAACCCCTGCTAGATCTTCAGAAATACACTCAATTATAGTTGCATAATCAGCATCTGGATCTTCTCCTGAAAGGTTTACTAACCCCTCACCAACATAATAACGTTTGACTTTTTTATAGAGTTTTGGATTCTTTACATCCAAAAAGATTTCCCTATTTGCAGCAGCCCTAAGGATGCCTATGTCTTTGCTGAACTTTGAAGTAAGCGTCATTGCTTTGATTGATTACATAGGTAGTATAACGCATGAAGAGTAAAAAGTCAACCCTATCCTTCCCAAATCATATCAGGCATCGAAGTTTGACTTCCTCTCATGGTAAACATAAGAATAATATATCCAACAAACCATATTATATTAAATAACCATGACTGTCTCCAAAGATACTTTCTTATTGCCATAGATCTAAGGATCTCTGGAGCTTTATCTTGTGCTCTAAAAATTTGTTCTATCACCAATGCGATAATGAATCCTATCACCAGAGGATAGAATACAAAATTTGCAAATGACATGATACCAATTAAAAAAATCATTGCATTGGGTGAAATAAAAGGTCGGGGAAGAAGTAATTAAACTCTATGAGAATGACTGCTGTAAGGGTTAACCATATAGTTGCTACAACTGGTGCAGATCTAAACCATTTTGTACGGAAAATTTTAAATAGTGAGTTCATCGTTTTACATCATGAGCACAACCATCACCAGCATAGTCATCACTGTCATAGTAACCATTTTTTGTACCAAAGAATATGGTAAGTGCAACAAATGGTAATGCTGCTATTATTAGAAATGTTTCTAAAATCATCTTGCACCTACACGGGGTTTGCTATCGGGGACTTCATGTGGATCCATCTCTCCTTTTGGTAAGTAAGCCAACTCACGCATTGCCCTAACTGAGGGATCACTTGTAACAGAAGTGGGCAATCGTCCAAGAGCGACATTATCATAGTTAAGTGAGTGCCTGTCAAATGTAGATAGTTCATATTCTTCTGTCATTGATAGACAGTTGGTTGGACAGTATTCTACACAATTACCACAGAATATGCAAGCTCCAAAATCTATCGAATAATTTCTAAGTTCTTTTTTCTTTGTTTGCTTGTTCATCACCCAGTCAACGACTGGTAAATTTATTGGACAAACTCTAACACATACTTCACAAGCAATACACTTATCAAACTCATAGTGTATACGTCCACGATACCTTTCAGATGGTATCAGTTTTTCATAAGGATACTGTATGGTTACAGGTCTCCTTCTCATATGGTCAAAGGTTACTTCTAACCCCTGTAGCATATATTTAGCAGTATCTTTTACATTTTTTAGATAATTAAGTACGGTTTTCATCTTCTTACCACAACATCTCCATCTTCATCTTCCTCATCATCCCAAGGATCCTCTAACTCTTGTTTTAATTCTGCAATACGATTTTGAAGATCTCTATACTCTTCCAAATCACATTCCGTTTTCTTTTCAAATGTTACTCCCATCAGTTGTTCACCAGGTTCTACACCCTCCATCTCTGGATGAACTCTCTTTGTTACCTGAGTAGTCCAAGTTCCAGCATTATAATCTCTTATAGACTGAGATCTCGCTCCCGAAATAATAGAACGAACGGCCCATACTAAAAGAAATATCCATGTTAATGAAAAGATAAGATCGGTAAATGGATTCATCTTCTGAGTAATCTTTGTATTGGTACTTGTCTTATCTTATCTATAACATTTGTCTCCACTCGATCAGCAACTCTATCAATAATATTTACATCAAGGTGCATAAAGGGTGGAATGATTCCTAGTATTCTAAGAAGTCCATCTACAAATAATGCCAGTGCAGTGAAACCAAGAATCATACTAATAATAGTTGCTTCTCGGTTATGTTTTGCCATAGATGCTTCATCAATTTTCCGTGCCTCTTCCACAGCCTCATTAACAGCAGCAGAAATCATCTTATCTACTTCAGTCTTTGTATAGAAGTTTCCTATAAATGGAATGTCATGTTGATCCATTACCTTATCTCGAAATCGAGTTTGCGTACTTTTCGTTTGCGTCGTTGTTCCTGCCATTGTAGATCCTGAGAGGTAAAACCATCAGTTTTAGTTTCCTGATGATAACTTATCATTACTACTCTATTTAAGTCAAGTGCGGTTACTTTATCTCCATTTATAGTGGTCATGTTAGGGCAACCACATGATACACTCTTTGCTGAGTTTGAAACTACTTCCTTACCACACTCTTTACATCTTACCTTGATCATTGTCTTTAAGCGAATACTTTTCTAAAAGTTCTGGGGAATATTGTTCTACATCATTTTCTATCTTCTCATCTCTCTTTTTCTTTTCTAATGCATACACTCTATTCCGTAATTCTGTAGAGGAATACTGGTGTCTGCGAAGATGAAAATATAGTTCTATACCATTATCTATACAATATTGTTTTCCTGTGAAGTCTCTATCTTTATATTCTTCACTCAGAAATCTAACATCAATGTTTTGGGTCTGAAGTAAATTAAGGAGATCAGCCTCTGTCTCATAGACTAAAATCTCATCAACATACTTACATCCTTGTAGTTGTACATACCTTTCATAGACTGATTGAACTGGTTTATTCTTCACACCAGGTCTATCAATAGTGGGATCCACCTGAAGTGCAACTATAAGATAGTCACACAACTGCTTCTCCATCTTCATCATTGTAACGTGTCCTGCATGAAATAAATCACAAGAACTACAATTAAATCCTATCTTCATTTTCAGGTTCCTTTTCTATAGAAATAATTTCAAGATTTTCCACGTCATCCAATTCAATCCAATCTTCAAACTCTGCATAGATTGCTATCTTATCACCTACCAATTCTGCCGCTTCTACTTTATCGATAGCCCATTCTCTGTTATGAGCAACGATTTGATCAGTTGTGTCAAGTTTCATAATAATCTTTTCTGAAGTATCTGGAGAGGATGTTACTATTGTAGTACTTCGGCGTTCCGTCGTCAAGAGACTCGGTGAGGACTCCGTTAACAAAGAGTTGTCTCGTTTCCTCGAAGTTTGTTTTGCCAGCTGTTTTATGTAAGCTGAGCATAGTTCTGCTAAAGTTCTGTCTACCCAGTTGTTCAATTTCTTCTTTAAGTTCTGGACAAGACCCATAATACTTTTTCCAATCAGATTCAGATTTTACTTTTCGTTTTTTGCCTTTAGGAGTTCTAAATTTCCAAAAGTATTTTCTTCCGATGTACTCTCTACCATTTTGTAGATTGATAATCCTGTAGACAAAACCGAAGAAATCATCAATATCGTCAGAAGTGAAATTTGTACCTTTATATAACCAGGGATTTTCATACTCAATAGTCATACTCATCAAGGACATCCAGTGCATTATTTAGAATGCGTTGAGCTGCTCCTCTTTGACGATCATCCCATTCAGGATACCATGACTGATTACCTAAACCTCTTTTAATCTGCTCAAGTCTTGCAGTCATATCAATTTTCTTAAGTCTACCGTTCATTTATTTGAAAGCAAATGTAAGGGGGAAAATTTAATTACCCACCTACTAATTTATCATAGTCCACGGCAGAATCCATGATAGATTTCTTCATCTCCTCATAATCCCACTCTATCTCATCAGAGTTTGAATCCTGAGAAGGTATCTTTTTTGACATCTTGTTTGATTCCTCCGACGACATAACTTTCAACCTCCGTCTCTTGTGGTGCTACTTGAAGTCCCTTAGAAGAGATCCAATGCTCTGTCCAAGGAAGTGGATTATTTCTCATTGGAATATCATATTGTGCTTTCAAACCAATAGATCTAAGTCTACGATTTGCAATCCACTCAACATACTGCTGAAGTAATTTATCATTCAATCCTATCATAGTTCCATCTCTAAACAAGTAATCAGCCCATTTCTTTTCTTCATCTACACATTTATTAAACATCTGATATGTCCACTCCTCTTCTTCTTTCATAATATTAACCATATCAGGATCGTCACCTTTCCTCCAATTGTTCAATATATTTTGAGTAAGAGCAAGATGTTGATTCTCATCTCTTGCAATTAAAGATATGATCTTAGCTGAACCTTCCATAAGCTTAAGTTCACCAAAAGCAAAACTACAAGCAAAACTAACATAAAAACGAATACCCTCCAGAATATTAACATTGGCAACTGCTCTATAAAGTTTACGTTTGACCTCTTTCATTTCTAAAACAGGTAGAGATGTTTCAACATTATCCAAATCTTTCCACAAAGTGCTCTGACCCCACTGCTGTGCTTCATTAATAAAATCATCATAAGATTCTGTGACGGTAGCAGCACGACTTAAAATACGATCATCTTTTATAATAGTATCAAATACTTCTGATGGATCTGAATAAACATTCTTAATCACATAGGTATATGATCTACTATGAATCATCTCCATGAAAGACCATACTTCCATACATGCTTCTAACTCAGGTAGAGAACAGTAAGGTAAGAAAGCCATACCAGGAGCACGACCTTGTACACTATCAAGCATGATCTGGTATTTAAGATTGCTCGTATAGATATGCTTTTGTTCTGGACGTAATTTTTGATAGTCTCCACGATCTTTCTGTAACGATACTTCCTCTGGTCTCCAAAAATATCCTAACTGTTGCTTAGTCAGGTTCTCAAACTGAGGATACTTAAAATTATCATATCTTTGAACACCAAGGGGTTTACCAAAAAACATTGGTTGTTTCTTGGTGTTTACATCTTCGGTATTAAATACCGTCATTCCTTTTAGTTTAGATGGCACAGGATTCACACTCCTCTTCGTTAGCGTTTTCTAAATCAGAAATAAGATTATCTAAATTTTCTTTATCATCTGGAGCATCATCAGTCTTCATATCATGTGTATTTTGATAATAAGAAGTTTTCCATCCTAGTTTATAGGTGGTTAATAAATCCTGTGCCATAACAGATACAGGAACCTCATTATCAGGATAATGCTCTGGGTTATATGACCAGTTACCAGAGATGCCTTGATCAAAGAATTTTTGCATCACAGAGACAATATTTATATACCCTTGGTTGTTCGGCATTTCCCACAATAAAGTATAATTATTTTTTAAAGTATTGTAAGATGGAACAACCTGTTTAAGAGGCCCTTGCTTTGATTTTTTAATGGACAAGTAGTCTCTAGGTGGTTCAATTCCATTGGTTGCATTTGACACAACGGAACTGCTTTCCGATGGCATTTGTGCAGACAATGTTGAGTGCCGTAAACCGTGTTGAAGGATAGATGCTCTAAGAGATTCCCAGTCATGTGTAAGTGGTTGAGATGAAATTTCATCTACGTCTTTCTTGTATGTATCAATAGGAAGGATTCCATCAGAATATTTGGTGCGTCCAAAGTTTTCGCAATATCCTTTCTCCTGTGCAAGTTTATTAGATGCCTTTAAGAGATAATACTGGAAAGATTCTGATAGACCATGAACTGCATCCCATGCTTCTTGTGAGTCGTATTTAAACCCAAGTTTAGCAAGATAATGTGCAAGACCAATGAATCCTACTCCAAGACTTCTACGTGCCTTTGTGGCCCTCTCTGCAGCAATGACAGGATAGTCTTGATAATCAATCAACTCCTCCAATCCACGCACTGCAAGATCACAAAGATCTTCTAATTCATCATCTGATCTTACCTTTCCTACATTTACTGCACTTAAAATACAAAGAGCAATCTCTCCTGTGTGATCATCAATATGCTGAAGAGGATATGTAGGAAGAGTGATCTCCTGACATAGATTACTCATCTCAATCTTGTCTTTAAATGATGAGTGACTATTGCAATGATCTATATTCATAATATAGATTCGACCAGTCTCTGCTCTCTCTTTTAATAGGTCGAGGATAAGTTCTTGGGCTCCGATGGTGGTTTTAGGGATGGATTCATCTGCTTCGTAACGGCAATATAAGTCATCAAACTTATCGGTCCCAAAACTCTCATACAAGTGAGGACAATCATGAGGGGAAAATAACGTGATTTCCTTATTTTGGATAAAACGTTCATAGAATATCTTACTTAACTGGATGCTGTAGTCGAGTTTCCTGACTCTGTTGTCTTCTGTTCCTTTGTTGTTTTTGAGGACGAGGATGTCTTGGATTTCTTGATGCCAGATAGGAAAGTGGACAGTAGCTGATCCTCCTCTGATACCGTTTTGCGTACAGCATCGAACAGTTGACTCAAATTTTTTGAGGAAGGGGACCACACCTGTGTGTTGAACTTCTCCACCACGGATTTTGCTGTTGATGCCCCTGATTCTACCTGCGTTAATGCCGATACCAGCACGTTGTGCGACATATTTGCCAATAGCCATATCACTGCTAAAGATACTATCGAGGGTGTCATCAGCATCAACCAGAACACAAGATGCAAATTGACGAATGGGTGTTCTGACCCCAGCCATGATGGGGGTGGGGATGTTGATTTTGTGCTTGCTGATTGCGTCGTAGTATCGTTTGACATAATTTAATCTCGTTTCTTTAGGGTACTCTGCGAATATTGTTAATGCGATCATCATGTACATGAACTGAGGTGTTTCATACACCTGACCAGTACTGCGATCTTGTACAAGATATTTATCTACGACCTGCCTAAGACCAGCATATGTAAACAAAAAATCTCTATTATGATCAATGTATCCATTTGCTTTTTCGATATCCTCTTTGGAATATTTTGAATAAATGTCACCATCGTAAACCTCCTGACTAACGCATTTAACAATATGATCCTCTAGTTGAGGTAGTTCTCTACTTCTTCCATAAAGACTTTTTCTTATTGAAAATAGTAAGAGTCTAGCTGCAACGAATTGATAATTAGGATGATCCAAATCAATGAGATCACTAGCAGACTTGATAAGGATCTCTTGTATTTCAGCAGTCGTGATACCGTCATAGAATTGAATCCCCGATTGTATTTCTACTTGACTTGCAGAGACCCCTGCAAGACCCTGTGTTGCTTCATCCACCATCTTATGCATCTTTTCTAGGTTGAGAGCTTCAGTGCCTCTACCATTTCTTTTTTTGACTTTAATGCCGTTGCTCATATGCGTTTCCAAGTGTTAAATTGAAGTTTTGCTTTTAGACCATTGTATACATTTGATTCTACTATACTCTGAACATCATGTCCAGCAAGAACCATATCATTTATATCCTTTTCATGGATATTTGTTGGCCAGATAACGACTGACTCACCTCTGTCGATGGTGTCGGAGATTCTTGTTGTAATTTCCTTAGACCTCGGTTCGTTATCATAAACCCAAACAGGAGTGCTAACACCCCACTTCCCAACATCACCGTCTGCACCGCACATAGCAATGCTATTGAGTAAGAACGTGCTGTCGAACGGTCCTTCTGTAACGAAGACTGGAGCATCTCTTCTGATGCTATCCAACCCGTAGATTTTTGGTGCGTCATTATAAAAAATAGTCGTGATATATTTAACAGAGTTGGGAAGTATGGATCTTCCCTGAACTCCAATTAATTCCTTTTCATAATATAGAGGTATTATGATCCGAGAATGTTCTTTGACATTGGAATCAAACGTCTGTTTATGGGAGTTGACAAACTCAACATATCTCTCTGCATAATAAAATTTAGAGGGGTCAAGTTTTCTTTTCTCCAAATAAATCCTACCCTGTTCTACCTCAGAACACTTAGGAAGATTCAACTTAGCAGAGAACTCAGGTTTTGTAAAGGTAAACTCAGGTTCTTCCACAACAAAGTTTCTTCCACCAGCATGTCCCTCCTTAAATTTCTCCATAGCATATTGCTTTTGAAGAGAAGGATCTATCTCCTTTAAAAAATTATTAAAGGACATGGAAGCACCACAGTTATGGCACTTGAAATTGGTATTAACTTTTATAGGATAAAGATATCCTCTTGCCTTATTCTTATGCTTCTGAGAATCACCGCAAATAGGACAACGAAAGTTATACAGATTAGCTTTGACCCTCTTAAATTTGGGTAATCGTGATGAGACTAGTCCAATATATTTGGAATCAACCAGATCCATTACAAGGGTCTACTTTGTTCCTTGTATTATAGTGGGAGGTGGGTTTGATGTCAATGCTGCACCCACAATTCTTTGTCCAATGGGACTGACAGTGAAACTTATTATACTTAACGCACCAAAAATTGACCACATCTTCTTCTCCATCATGCGAAGACGATTATCTACTAAACGAATATCTCTCTCACATCCCTTTTTTATTTCGTCTGTTGTACGTTCCAAATCTTTGTGAAGCGATTCAATTTTCTCGAATAGTACCGCATCAATCCTATCCTGTTTGTCTAGTTTTTCATTATGAACTGCAAGCAGTTCTCCCATTTTGATAGAGTTATCCTGCAGAGCCTCGACAACCTTCTCAACTCTTTCTAGTATGGCAGCATTAACTCCTGCACCAGTGGTCATTGTATTATTTGTTACTCCTCTATTATTTATCTTTCATCCAACGTTTACGAGATCCCGTTCCCATTGATATATACCTTTTTCTCTTCATCATCTTACCCATGACAGGATCAAATCCTGCTGTAGGGCCTTTTGCAGGTGCTTTACTACTAAATCCAGGCTTACCAGGAGTGCTCCCAGTAGTCATCATTTCTTCTCTGACAATATCAATTATCTTATTGAGTTTTTTATTTTCCATCTTGGATCCCCTCTAATTGGGAAAGACAATAATCATCAATTTTTACATCATGTATATAACAATGAGGATACTCAGGTAATTTATCTAAGAAAACTACAAAGGTTTTCATCACACTCCACAAGTCTTCTTCTATTTTGAAGAACAGCATCGGAGTAGTTGCCTCACCAAATATATTGTAGAGAATGATAAAGTGATTAAGAAGAAGGTGAGCCTTAAGCTCACCTGTGTTCTTATATCTTTTCAACAATCTTTTAATATATTTAAAGTGTTGAAGATCTTTATCAAAATCTGCTCTAGTTACTGCCTGTGGATTTTCATAATTTTTTATAGCAAATAATGGAAAATTTTGGGAATTCAAATCAGTAAAAATCATATCATATTATGCAGTTTTAGAAGGTTGTGCTTGCGGGACTTACCTGTATGGTTGTTGTTCCAAGACCTACAACTCCTGTTCCATCCACAGTTAAAGTTGCGTCACTTATCTCGAATGATCCACTCATGAATGTACCAGCACCACCAACCTGTCTATCAATACCAATTGGTAAAGCAGCACCAGGTGAGGTAGCAACACCAGCATTGATGAATGACTTAAGAGCAGCAGTATCATCAGGGAAGAATGAGGTAACTGTTCCAACCATACCCCTTGTTATATCAACTCTGAGTTTGGTCTGTGCAGTTGGGTTACTGAATAGAACTGTATTACCTATACCTGCTCCTTGCTGATCACGAATTGTGATTGCTAATCCTGTAGGTCCACCAATCGTAAAGGAAGTAGCACTTGTAGCAACAACTGGTGCTTCAGTAAATGCGATACCAAGATTATTCAAGAGAGAAGCAGAACTTACACCTGCGACCACTCCAATCATATCAGCAGCAGCAACAAAGAAGGTTGTAGTTGCTATACCAACTCCACCAGTACCATCAGCTGAGGCGAAATTAATATTTGGTTGTCTAAAGACATTATTGTCTTGAAGAAGATTATTTGCTGTAGGAGCAGTGAAGGCAAAGGACACTCTGTTAGTAATCTGACCAGCAAAGTCAGTTCCTGCTTCACCCGTAAGGTTGTAAACTTCGTTTTCACCACCTGCAGTTCCATTAGTATTATTGAATACTGTTATTGAACCAACGGCTGTTTCAGCATATCCAACGATACCCGCACCACCTGCAATAGCACCACCAGTGTCAGAAACATTACTTGTTATGATATTAATTGTAGCTCCTGTGCTGACGAACACAAGTTCGTTATACACTACATTAACCTTAACTGTTGCACCTGGTTCAACACCTGTTGTACCACCAGCAGCAACGGTTATATTACTTGAATTATTAGGATCCTCAAAGAATACGGCAACTGGAGTTGCAGGGGCAAGACCTGTATAAACTTGAGTACCTACAGGTGTTATACCACTAGGGCCAAATACGGTAGATGCAGCAGCAACTGTGTTAAGTCCAGCGATTGGAACCAGCACTTCATCGGTGTAAATCGTACCTAATCCTGAATGGGTGTCAGTACTATATCTACGATATATCCATCCACGATCATCTGCAAAACAGTTGTGAGGAGTGTTATTCCTATCCTGATCATCCAAGAACTTAGGGATGGCATAGTTATTCGCCCAAGTCTCCTGTGTTGTTGAAATACCCCAAAGTGCCATTCTTTTATCCTTCTGAAAATTTTTTCGTAAAATTATTTATAAAAACCAGAGACCCAAGATTTGCCTCTTTTATGATACTTTATTACCATAAGATCCTGCCTCTGTGGAGTCAGGATGATCTTTACACCATTGCCCATAATTAAATCCTGAACCCTCAGGATAAATGTATTTACCATTCTCATCAAACATACCTGAAGTATCTGCTATCCTAGACTCCCTTGATGGGTACTTAGGATAAGGTCTCTTTCCCTCTCTCATCTCATTACCTATTCTCCTTCTTCTCTGATTACCAGTCTCATAACCCTCAGGCATGGTAGGCCAAGAAGATCCTAAGATCTCTTTGATCATCTCTTTGGTATAACCTTTATGATGAGACAATTAGCAATTCCACTTTCTAAGTGCCTTATTGATTCTTGAATCTGGATCATTAGCAGTCTTAGCAGATGTTAATCTTTTTTTCATACCACCCATGCGAGCACAGAATGACTTTCTTCTACTTGCTGCCTTTGAACCCTTCTTTAATTTAGAGGGTTTAGTTGTAACAGCAGTCTTCAATTTAGAACCAGGATTTGCTTTACGATAAGAATCAACACCCTTTTGATTTAAACCACCTTCAGGGTTCTTACCTTCCTTTCTTTGCCATGCTGCTACTTTTTCTAGGATAGGATCACTTGTCCAACCCTCAAACTCTTCCTTCTTACTACTATTACCCCAGTTAGCAGCACCTACTTTACGGCACTTAACCAATGCACCTGATGCATATGCACTAGGCCATACAGAGTAACGTGACTTTACTTTATGATAGCAAGCATCTTTTGTCCCACTGCCCTTACCTTTCTTATCTGTTTCTGTTAATTGTGCTTCTTCTGTTTTATATGCAGGAACCTTTGCACCTTTAACACCTCTTCTTGCCTTATGCTCTTCTCTACGTTTGTCAATTAACTTACCTCTCTTATTCTCTGGATCAAACATTGCTGGTTCACCATGACCAGGACCAGATCTTCTATAGTTTCTTATGCTTGCTTTACCATAATCTGAACGACCCTGATCAACCTTAGCCTCTACCTGAACTTCTTCTTTTCTAGTTGCCTTTTTCTTGACACAGTTTGGATATCTCTTTCCAAACATAGTCTTCATACCCTTCTTCTCATACCCTTTCCAACATGCTTCATCAAGCATATCTTTATAACGCTCATAATATTCTT